AAAAATAGATTCTTATAATAAGAATAATAATAATTATTATTATTAAATATTTATTTATAAAATTCATATATTTATTAATATAATATTAATATTTTATATGAATTTTATATTATCCACAATATTCTAAACTAATTGAAAATCCATTATTATCTCTCCATAATGATGGTTTAGTTGGAATTTCTTTTGTATTACCTTGTAATAATCTTATAGATTTAATTGGTTCACTACATTTTATTAAAATATATTTTGTATTTTTTAAACTAATCCATTTACCTAAATTATCATCTGATTTAGCAAATAATGCCATTTCTTGTTTATTGTTGATGAATGTAATTTCATCCATTTTAATTTACAAATGTTAATGTATTTAATTCAGTTTATTTTTTATATAAATATCTTTATTGTATTAAATAAATAAATTTATATTAATGATAAAATTAAACATGCAAATAAATCCAAATTTCATTTTAAAAACGCTTTATAAAACAATGACATTAACTATGCCTAGTATGATATATAATCCATTATCAAATACAAATTTATATATTCCTATTGATATAAAACCACATAGTACATATATTAATTTCAAATTAAATCATGAACATGTACAAAATTTAAATTCATATATAAAGGAATATAATGAATCATTAGAAATAGTGCCTATACAATTATATAAAGATGGTATTGCTGATTATTATTTAAGTATAAATATATATAATTCAACTAGTCCTGTATTTATGACTGATAAAAATATTATACGATGCGAATTAAATACATATGTTATGGATGCTCACGGAACTAAGGGAACCTTAATCTTAGATTATATGACTAATGGTATGTCTATGGATCCAATATCTTTATTTAAAAAAAATGAACATCTTAAAAAAATAGTTTTTAAAAAAACTAATACTGATATATTTAATATATTTTGTAAATCTAATTTTGATGATATTTATTTAAATTTGAATTTTACTAGAAGTGATATATATCCTAAACAATTATCATATGACCTACTAGAATTTACTGATAATATTTTTTATAAAAATGGTATTATGGATAAAGTATATTATGATAATACATTATTAAATCCAGTATTATTAGGTGTAACTGTAAAAAATGTAACTTTTATTTATAAAAATATGTTATTTGATAATCTTGATTCTATTTTTTATTTTAAAGATAAATTAAATTTTGTCGGTAGTATGTGGGACAATTTAAAATTTTAACCATATAAAATTATATATAATAATATAAGTAAGTAAATGAATAAATATATATTATTATATATAATTTTAATATCAACAAATGGATTTATAAATTCAAATATAGTGACAAAAAATAAAAATAATAAAAATAATAAAAAAAACATAAAAATTTATTTTAAAAATGATGAATTTAAAAATGATGAATTTAAAAATGATGAAAAAGAAAATATTAAACAAATAAAAAAAGCAGCTATAGCTTCTGGTTATATAAAATATATTAAAGAACTTATTCAAGAAACCTTTATTCATCCAAAAGATTGCTTTCTTTTAATAAAAATTTTATATGCTATGTATCCTAGAAAACAAAAAAAATGTTTATTATGTAATGAACGTCCTAATAATGGTACTTATTGTGAAGAATGTAAACTATAATTTATTCACAAAATACTCTATGTATAAATCTACACCCATGTCTACATGAACAATTACATTCATGACTATCTTGATTCATTTGCGTATAATCATAATTATTAATAAAATTTAAATAACGTGGATCATGTAATGTAGTAGGTATATTAGTCATATGTCTACTACAACAATTACATTTTGATAGATGACTTATTATATATTGCGGATCATCTAAATTATTTTTAAGACAAGTAAAATAATAACTATCTTGTTTTTTTTTTCTTTGTTCCATCCAATTACGAATAATATGATCCATACGTGAATGACATCCTTTAATTTTAATATCATCTAAGCAATATTTAAGTTCATGTAAATAACTGTAAATAACATTTACTAGTTCATCAGGAATGTTTTTAAACATAGTTACAAAGATTATTTATATTACAACTTAATTATAAAGTTATAATATAATTCAATTTTTTTATATTACCATTCAGATTTTTCTATAGGTTTAAAAATTGGTAATTCATTTACTGTTTCGTTTTTACTTTCATAAATAAAATTTGCTATATTTTCTGCTAACCAAGTACGATATTTTTTTAAATTTCTATTACTCCTATTTTCTGTTCCTTTTGATATACTATTATGCATATATTCACTCCATGGTTTATCTAATATATCAGTATGTCCATAATCTTCAGCATGTAATATAGTAATTTCGGGATTTTTAATTTTTATTGAATCACTAGACATTTTAAATGCTGGAATAAAAGGTATTTTTAATCCATTTTCACCCCATTCCCAGTCATACGATTTTTTTGCATTAATAACCATTATTTTTTTAACATGGTTTAAATTTGGTTTTTTTTTATTTGAAGATAAAAACGAATTATCTACTGGATCTAAAAATATTATATTTTTTACATTTGTATTTTTATCTATTGTTTTTGCTGCTGTTATACATCCTGATGAATGTCCTATTATTGTTAAATTAGGATGAACATCTAATATATCATCAATTATTTCTTCATTCGTATATAAATTATTTGTCGCACTATATGTTGTAAAATTATATAGGTTTAATTGTTTTAAAAAATCTGTATATACAAATGGTGGAATTAAAGAATTTAATCCTGTAAAATATAAAATTGCTGGTGACTCTTCATTTGCTATATTTCTAGTTTCATATACAGAAATTTCTTTTTCATCATATTTCTTTTTTATAATTCTTGTAGGATTACTATTTAAAAACGCATAACTACATAAAAATAGACTTGATAATAGAACCTTTCTCATTATGTATTTATACATTATTATGTTTTTAAATTATATTAAAGAATAACGCATATTCTTATTATGAAGTACTTTTTATATTTATCTTTAATAGTATATAATAGTTCATCATTTATATTAACTAGTAAAAATAATTTTAAAAGAAATGTTAGAATTAATACTTTACCATCTAAGTTAATTCAAGAAGTTGGTAAAAATGGTGGTCAAATTGGAGAACCTTTTTCTTTTAGTGAATTAATTAAAAATGTTGAAGCGCATAATATACGTGATGTTACTATAATTGAAAATACTAATAATTTAATTGCTGTAGATAAATTAAATGGTGTAGATGTACAAATGGAAAATTTACATCAAGTAACAAATATTCCACAATATAATGATTTTTTATTAAATAAATTATATGAAAATAATGTAAATTTTGATGTTTTTAGTACTCCACAAAATTTTTTGTCACAAATCCCTTTTCCATTTCAGATTTTAATTTTCTATTTTCTTTTTACTACTATTATTAATTTTATTACAACACGTAACATGCCAAATGGATTAAATATTCCTGGTAATCCTCTTTCAATGTTTACGACTAATCCAAAATTAGTAGAAAATGTAAATGTTACATTTGCTGATGTTGCTGGTATTGATGAAGCAAAAAATGAACTAGTTGAAATTGTTGAATTTTTAAAAGATCCACAAAAATTTACTGATGCTGGTGCTATTATACCATCTGGCGCTTTACTAGAAGGTCCACCTGGAACAGGGAAGACATTATTAGCACGTGCTGTTGCTGGTGAAGCTGGTGTAAGTTTTCTTTCAGCAAGTGGATCAGAATTTATTGAGATGTTTGTTGGAGTTGGTGCTTCACGCGTACGTAAATTATTTGAGGTAGCCAAAGAAAATAAACCATGTGTAATTTTTATTGATGAAATTGATGCTATTGGTAGACAACGTGGAGCAGGTATTAATGGTGGTAATGATGAACGTGAACAAACACTAAATCAAATTTTAACAAATATGGATGGATTTGAAAAATCTGATGGTATTGTTGTTTTAGCTGCTACAAATCGTGCTGATATTTTAGATTCTGCTTTAACTAGACCAGGTAGATTTGATAGAAAGGTCATGGTTTCATTACCTGATAGATACGGTAGAGAGGAAATTGCTAAAATTCATTTTAGAAATAAAAATTTAGCAAGTGATTTTAATTATACCAATATAGCATTATTAACTAGTGGATTCTCTGGGGCAGATATTGCTAATTTAGCAAATGAAGCTGCTATTTATTCTGTTAGACGTAATAGTACAAATATTAATATTAAAGATGTTATGGATGCCTTTGAAAAAACAACTATTGGATTACCTAATTTAAAAGAAACACGTAGTGATGAAACATTAAAGTTAGTAGCCTATCATGAAGCTGGTCATGCGCTTTTAGTATTATTTTTTAAAGAATTTTTTGAATTACAAAAGGTTACGATTAGAGCTAATAAAAATGGAGCAGGTGGTTATACTTTATTTACACCAATTGAAAAAGTTACCGAGATGCCAAGTAAAAAATATTTATTAGCTAATTTAATTATTTCACTAGGTGGAAGAGCTGCTGAAATTATTTTAAATAAGAAAGTAAATAATACTGCTGATAACTACCTCGATAATCAAATTTTTAATAATTTTAATAATCTTTATATTACTACAGGAGCAACTGGAGATTTACAACAAGTTTATAAAATGGCTAGACAATATATAACACAATATGGTCTAGGAGAACAATTATTATATGAATCTAATATGGGATCTCAACCTTTTTTAGGAAGAGAATTAGCAACAAATAATAATAAATTAAGTGAAGAAACTAGTAAGAATATTGATAGTGCGGTTCAAGAATTAGTTGATTTTGCTATGAGTCGTGCGTTATATATTTTAAATGAAAATTTTGATGATTTAGTAAATTTTTCTACGTTGCTAATTCAAAATAAAACATTAAGCTACGAAAGTATTTTAAATAAGTTTAATGTAAACTTATAAATATATATTTTAAAAATTATATATCTTAAAATATATATATATGGCAGAGATAGATGATAATGCTCATTTAGCATCTGGTACTGGAACACATATATTTAGACTTAAAGGTTTACAAACAAAAGTTTTTTTAAATCAAAATCCAAATTACGCACCATATGATACACCACCTGTTAGCGCTTCATATTTTATGGATATTTCAATTAATTCATTATTATTAGATGATTTGATATTCATTAGTGCTGCTTCTAATTATATTGATAATTCTAAATGGCCTGATATATCTTTTTCTCTAGGAAGAATTAATAACTCAGCTAAAACCGATATTGACACTTATTTTGTAGATCATATAACAAAAAAAATTGGTCCTGCGTGGTTAGCTAAAAATATTACAGGTGGCTATAATAATTCTGATATTTTTCATAATGAAGATGAATTAGTACAACAATATGTAGATATGGATAAATCTAGTAGTAATTTAAATTATTTACAAATATCACCCACAGAGTTAAGTAAAAAATTAGCATTAAATAAAATTAGTATACATGATATTACAACTAATACTCCTGTTACATTATATAGTCCAGATGCTTCTGGTGCTGATTTTGTTACACCTGGCTGGGTAGCTGGTTATGACCCTAGTTACGCTTTAACTACATCTAATAATGAATATTTACTATATGATACATTGGATCCATCAGGTGTATTTATTAAATATGGATTTTATACACAAATTGGTCATACTTATAGAATTACTGTAAAATCCATTATTGGTACAGGACCGTTAGATTCTACTGTGTACGATTCTAGTGTAAATGTATATATTATAGATTCTGCTAATAATAAACCATTATATTTACATTACGATGATGAATATGAAAATAATCATAGTTTAGATTCTAGTAATGTCTTACAGATTATTAGTAATACAAGTGTAAATCCAGATTTTGGAAATTATGATACATCTTATAATCTTTATTCAAATATTCTATCAACTGTTGACGCTGATTTGCAATATGATAATGGAAATAATATTATAACATCTGATTCAGATATAATTAAAGTAAATCATAATGACGGTTCAACTGATGATTTAAATTATCAGATAAATAGTACCACAACGTGGAACTATGCTGAACAAGATAAAACTTGGACCGTCGTATTAACATCAGTAACACATCCAACAATTACTAACCCAAATATTCATACATACGACACCAGTAATGTTAGTTTATTATTTTGTTGGGGTAATCTTAATCTGGTACCGGAATCGAATGGAATAAGACTTTATGTTCCGGATAACTCTGATAATTTATGGGTTAATTTTGCGAGCACCTGGTCAAATACAGATGAAAATTATAGAACAAATACAGGCATTATTATTAATAATACTCCATCATTTATTATAATATCTGGGGTTTTTAGGAAGCAGTTAAATATATGGCAAGTTCAAGATAATACTATAAAATCATTTACAATAACGATGCCTATTGCTGGCGACTCGGATCATTTTTATATTGGTGGTCATGGTGGCTCGGACGTTAGTGCTGCTGAGAGGTTAGGGTCCGTTTGGAATGGAACAATAGGTAAATTTTTATTTTATAATGACCTAAACTATAGTACTTCTCAAAATTTCCATAATCATTTTCTAAATCAACTTGCTATCAAAGATTATACTATAGATGCATCGACAAATATTGTATTTTATGATAATACAATTAAATCACAATTAATAAAAGTATTAAAAAGAGGAGGCACAAGTGAAGCAAATCCCGTTAGTGGTATGAATTTAGCAAATAACTATAATAGTAAATATAACATTGGTCGTGAAATTATGTTAAGTATGTTTGCTTCTGGCAATGAAAAAACTATTAATCGTATTAATGATATTTTAACTTATCAACCACCACCAATTGTTTATGATGTAACATTAGGTGATGGTTATAAAGGAGATAATAGTGGTAATAAAGTTTTTTATCTTAATGGTGTTGAGACACCTATATTACATTTAACACGTGGATTAAATTATGAATTTAATATTGATGGTGTAGAAATGTCAAGTAATAAGCTCATCTTTACTAAGACTGAAAAAACTGATACTGTTGATATATGTTTAAATCCTATAGATCAGAATAATGTTATTACTAGTGGTTTAACATATGAAATAGGTTATATTTCTAATAGTGTTAAATATTTAAATCCTGTATCTTTTGAAGAATTTAATGAACAATATGTTGGTAGTAAAATAGATATAGATCATTATACATATGTAAATGATAAAAATGTAGCTATGTTTTACACAAACTCTACAACATCTGTTTATTTAGAAGCTAATAGTTCATATGATATTTATATCATTGGAGGAGGGGGCGGTGGAGGCGGCCTCGGGGATTTGGAAAACGGTGGAGGTAGTGGAGGTGGTGGAGGT